GCTGAAGCCCAAATTTCTCCAATATTATCAATAAATGCCGCTTCATCAATTAGTAGCAAAGATACTGCTTCTGATCTACCTGCATCACTAGAGGCTGAAGTTGCTTTTATTTGAGACCCATTTGTTAATCTAAGATTTAGTTTATTGTTTTCAGCTGCATCTACTTTTAACCATGAAGGTAAGTTTTCATACATAAACTTTACCTTTGTAACCATGTTTTTAGCAGTTTCTTGTTTTGTTGCTATACAAAGTACATTTTTATCTTTATGAAAGGTCATTAACCATAATGAATAACCTGCACCTAAAGTAGATATTCCTAACTGTCTAGATTTTAATACTATAGAGTAAGGATTATCTCTAAATAAAGTTAATACTTTTTCTTGAAATGGGTATAGATTAAATGAAATGCGACCACGTTGTGGGTGTTGTATTTGACAATATTTTTTCATAAAATGTGCTGGGTCTTTTGCACATTTAAGATACTCTTGTCTTATGACCTTTTTTAAATCTGACATTTAGTTTCCTGTTAATAACATAAGCACAACAACTATAATACTGGTTGTGATGGTCATTTTATTTTTAAGTTTTTGTTTTCTAAGATCATTTTGTAACTTATCAGATAAATCTTGAAATAACATTACTTGTGAATCCTTTTGGGATACAATAGAATTATAATTTGATATTTGTTGGGTATTAGTGTTTATAATACTATCCTTCAAAACTATTTTTTGGTTTAAAAGTGAAACTTTTTCTAAAGTAATGGATAACTCTTTTTTAGCTCCATCACCCTCTATAAGATCCTTAATTACTAAACGTGCTATCTGTTCCTCCAGAGATATTTTTGTTGTATCTGTCTGTGAAAAACTTTTCAAGCTCACTATTACTAAAAGAATCAACAGTATTAATCTTTTCATTTATTCTGTATTTTAGATTACTTATTCTACTATTTTTTAAACCTATTTGTAAATCTAGCTTATCTACTTGTTGGTTTAAAGTATCTATTTTACAATTCAATCCACTATTAATTGAGTGGAGAGAATCAACTTTAGATTCTAAAACTTTTATCTTATTATTGTAATCCTCTAAATAACTTTCATTTTGGAAAGCAAAATATAACTTATAAAATAAAATAGCTATTATTAGTATGCATATGATACTAAAAATATTTTTTTTAAACCACATCCTTTTCTAATTTGTTTACTAGTGACTCTAGTTCTTTCTTTTTAGAAGTTTTTGATTTCAAAGTATCTTTAATCTTTTCTTTTTCAGATTCATTATCAGCAGCACTATATTTTCTAGCTAATGATTTCATATCAGTAGTAAGATCTTTAAGAGCTTTAGTTGCTACATCAAGTTTTTTAAACTTACCTTTTGAAGCTTTAGCTGATGCTACTGCTTTCTTATCATCATCTTCATCCTCATCTTCAGCTATTTGTGATTTTAGTTGAGCAGTTTTTTCAAGTTCCTTATTTAAATCTTTTTGATTTTCAACTTCTTCAGCACTTGCCTCATCAACTTGAGGAGACAAAGTAGAAAGAATTTGTTCTTTAATGTATGATTTTAATTTTGATGCTTTCATTTTCAATAAGTTTGTTATAAATATGTATTTTCCTCAATGAACGCAACTCTTTCCTTAACTGTTAAATATGGTGGTATAGAGATTACATTTTTTGCTTCTGTACCATAATTACTAATCATCCGCTTAATAGAGAAATCTATTTTATTCCTATAATCTTCATCTACACAACGTACTCCATTATCTTCTAGTTCAACACCTTCCATAGGTATGTAAAAAATACAATCATATTCACTAATAAATCTTTTAGCATAATCTTCAAATAACATTTTATCCTTAAAGTTAATAGAATCTGCTTTAGAGGTAAATGACATAACATCAATTATAGTTCTATCAGTAATTACATTTTCATTTAATAACTCAGCACAGCGTTCAGCTAAAAACACAGTTTGACCCTTTAAAGTAGAATCAGTATTAAGTGGTATACCTAAATCACTTAGATACTTAGATCTTTCAGTAGCAAACTTATAGTGTTTAAACTTATCTGATTTTTTAAGGGCATCTACAAGTGTAGTTTTGCCTACACTCATAGTACCTGTTAATCCTATTTTCATATATTAAGCAAATGAAGAAGCGAATAATGGATTTTTAGCTGGAGGTAGACCTACTCTATCTCGTTGTACCTCTTTCCATTCCTCAAGTGGTAAATGTCTTCCATAAAGGTAATATTCCTTTTTACCATCAGCTCTGACTATAGCTGGACCATCCCAATCATGGAGTGTATTGTTAAATGTTTTAATAAAATCACCTTCAGGAGTTTTAAACTCTCTGTAATTCCATTCTTCATCTTTATTTTTCATATAGTTATTTATTAATATTTACTTAAATATACAAACAATATCTTAGATATCCAAATCTTTTAATATATATTCTGCTACATATGTTCCTTGAGCGCCACTAACCGTTATACCACGCGCACTTAACGCATCACCTACAAAGTGTACATCAGGGTATATAGTTAATGCTAAGTTAGTATAATCAACGAGTGGTTCGGGTGATAAATACTTAACCTCAGGCATATAAACACCCCAATCATCTTCAAGTGTTGGGAATACTTTTTTCATATCTTCAATAAAATCAATAATATATTGAGCATATTCCCCTAATGAATCATGTAGTGGATTTAAATTATCTACTTGTATTGCTGATACATTATTACCTTCAGAAGTTGTAGATGGTTTACGTGTTGGACTATAATATGTACCTGTATTATCTATTTGTAGTTTTTTAACTGCATCTCTAGACCAAATGAATGGATCATCAATACCTTTGATTTCCATTAATATACCAAAATTAGTCATATTATTTCTAAATGATTCATCCTTTTTAGCATGACCATTATAACTGTGATCTCCGTATGTTTCCTCTACAGCAACATAAGCGGCATTATTATTAGTACAAAATGATCTAAGCGATACACCTTCTTCATCAAACTTTTTATATAGTTTAAAATCATAAGATACATCAATAAGTTTTTGAAAGTGTTCTTGTGGTGCTTCAAATCTAACTCCTATTTGAACTGATTTAGCTTCAGTTGGTAAGTTATACTGTTCAGCTAACTGTTTACCAAAGTCAATACCACTTTTACCTACACCAAAAATAAGTTTATCATAGAATATTGTTTTTTCTGTATTTTCATCTTCATCATACATAACCATTTTGTAATCAAAATCAATACTAGTTACTTTACGCTCCCAAATAAACTCAACACCATTATCTACTAAAAAATCATACCAGTTTTTACCTATTTCATGTAAATAATCTGTACCAACGTGCCACACTGGAAATAAACGTAACCCAAAATATGGTTTAATAAATTCAGGTTCAGCTTGAGGATCAGAACATTGTACTTCCTCAGGTTTAGGGTGAAATCTCTTAAAGTTATCTATTACACTATCAAATAACTCCATAGCTTTATCTCTACCACAATATTTAGATAACTGACCCCCAATAGAGGTATGATATGTTAGTTTACCATCACTCCAACCACCTGCTCCTAAAAAACCTTCCATTACTTCTGAATATTGTCTATCATATGGATTTTTGCCCATATCGATAATCGTAATTTTACCATCAAAGTTGTTATCAACTAGTTTAGTAGCAGCATTTACATTTGCTACTCCTGCTCCAACCATTACAATGTTTTTACTCATTTATTATTTTATTTTATACGTAAATATACATAAAAAAAGTGGCTCTTCCAAATAGGAGGCCACAGATCTCATGTTGTTTATTATTAAAATCGACTGGCTATGAATCAGTCTATATGTTTATTTGATTTATTTTCTAATCTTCCTACTTTTCTTACCTGATCTTGATGATCTTTTTTTCCTTGGCATTTTTTCTAATGTACTTTTATTACAATAGTTTGCTTTAGATAACTCTAATAGTTGAAAACTTTTAGTAATTTTTTTAAAAGAAATAGGTTGAGCTTGTATAAAAGAACTAGCTAGTATTGCTATAATAATTGTTATAAATTTTTTCATATTATTTTTATTTTAGTTAATTTTATATTATTATATACCAAAAGTAAAGAATTTTAATTCTTTACCTGCTATTTTTACATCTTTAGGAAGATAACCCTCATCATTTTCAAATTTTGTTTTATCCTCTAAAGCATCGTAATCATCTTTAAACATATAAGTTATTTGGTATGCTGAGGTGTCTATACCATCTTTAGCTACTGCTCCAACTACCTGTCCTCCTGAATCTTTTGATACATCCTCAAAGGATTTAACTGCATCAATTTTTTTACTTAACTCCTCATTTCCCTCTATATCATCCGCATCATCTAAATCATCATTTAATAATTCATCACGCATATGTTGTTTTATATACTTAACATTAGTATTTAAAAATGGTACTAAATCTAGGTATTCTTCTTCATATAGCCTACCTTCAGCTAAATATTTTCTTAAATTAAAGTTATCCATTTTATTTTATTTTATTTTAATTCTTAAATTTGTTGTTCCTTTTAACACACGGTGTACTTTATTTACGGGTATAAATATACGATCTCCTTTAAAGACATCCAAGGGTAGTTCATTATCTTTTTGAATAGCCCAACCTTCTCCTTCTAATATTTCTATTGTTCTATCTTCTTTGTCTTGATGCCAAACCAACTCCATAGGGTCTACATCTTTAGAAAATGTTCTTATATTACCTTTATTGATATAAGGTTGCATTATTTTTTCTTATATTCTGCTTTTTCAGTGTTTTTAACAAACTGCTTACCTTTTTTATCTCCTCTAACTTTTTTAGCAACTGTTGCTTTACGTTCTGCTTTGGTTAAAGATTGTGCTTTTTTTCTAGGTAAACATCTTGTAGTAGCTTTACCTTTTTTCATTGTGCCACAATCACCTGATATGTTACCTGAGGTGTTAATCCTTACCCAATCTTCTTTTTTAAACCAATCACGTAATGATTCTGATATTTTATCTATATCTAATTCTTTATAACCAGAACCATAAGGAGATGATTTACCATCATGGTTAGGAGCTACGTTTTCTTGAGTTTTTTTTTTACTACCTCTTATTAGTTTACTTAAATAATCGGCTTGACCAGCATGTCCTTTAGAGGATTTTCTTAAAGACTTAACCATATCTTCGATTTTATCTTCTTCAGGGTCAGTTAATTCTGCTTCTTTTAGTTCTGGGTGGAATAATATATCTACTTCTTCCGCATCTGGTTTAATAGAAACACCATCAACTACTACCTCAGCAGGATAGACTTTAACATCATCACCATACCAATATTTTATTTTATAACCTCCACTTTCTTCTAAGGTTACTAATAATCCTCTTTTATAATCTTCTTCTTCAGCTTGTAAAATAATTTCTTGGCCTCTAGGTAGGATTAAAGATGCATTGGGTACCATATTATTTTCATCTTCTTCAGCTTCATTAGTTTTTTTCTTTTTACCACTCATTTGTCCTTTACATACTTTAACAGCACGACCAGATAAATAAGCAGAGGATTTTTCACCTGCTGCCATCCTTCGCTTACGATAAGCTTCACCTTTTTTACAAAGTTTTTCTTTGATTAATTTTTGTAGTTTATCCATTACCAAAAAGTGTTCATATTAGCCCCTAATCCTAAAGCACTAGCGTATCTTGGGAGATTACAACTCCAATACCCTGCTTTAGTTCTATCTTTTTTATTTTTACAATTATGACGTGCAGCAAATGCGTTACGTGCTTGTTTATTTTTTATTTTAGCTCTTAAACCACCTGATCCAAAAGATACTTTTTTAACTTTTTTACTTTTAGGATCTTTAACATATACATAATATGCTTTAGAACCACCTCTTTTAGGTTTGTTTAAGGGAACATCTTTACCTTTAAACTCAGCTTCTTCTACTTTTTCTTCATTTAGCATAGGTAAATCTAATGGTATAGATTCACCCTCATATAAAGCAAATTCACCTAAATGTGTTTTAATTAATGCCTTATCTTCCTCACATAAATCAATTATGTTTCGAGAATACATTTTTCTAGCTTCTTTGATTAAAGATAAATGCTTATTTGAGCCAATACGATATACAGTTTCAAATAAAGGTAATTTTTTATCTATATGATATTGTAATCCCTCAGATAGTAAAGATTTTATCTTACCTTCTGTTAATAGAGGACCTCTAATTTCTGTTTCACAAGTATCACATCCACATTTTTTACACATATTATCCCCAAATTTTATCAAAATTAATATTTATAGAACTTTGTTTTACAACAAAATCTTTTAATAAGTCTTCACTTTCTTCCAACTTAGAA